CTTTGTAAAGAATTAACGGATGATATTGTGAAGGTAGACTTGGCAATTCAGTGTTTGTTACCATCTTTTTAGCTTGCTTGTGATACTCAGCAGTAAATGTGTAAACCTTATCCGGTGTCGGGTACAAAAGTACCGCTCCATCTGGTCTGATGGTAAAGTCTCTAGGTCTACCAGTTAAAGGAACACCCACTAAATACTGTTCGTGAAAATCAAGATACTGCATTAGGTTGAGTGCTGATTCATCAGTCTTTGTCAGCGATGTTTCATAAATAGCACCATCGCCCCAATTGGCTACATCATCTGTGCTGACATAAGCATTCTGTCCAACAACCGTATTAAAGGTTGTGGTGTCCCACATAAAATCCCAATCTTCACGTTGAGTTAAAATTTCTAGGTATGCTCTGTTCACCCACGTTACAATTTTTGCATATTGTCCCGATTGATTAATGACCGATGTTGGGCCACTTCCAGTGAAACCCGCTTCTTGTCTTAGGTCTTGGCATAACTCTAAAAATGTACTCATTTATTATCCCAGTATTGAAAACGGATATGAGAGTGCTTCTCTCGGTGACAAGTATTCTTTGCCATATTCATCTTTCTTGCGTTCATATAATGTTTCACGAGCATTGTTTAAAACTTCAACAACTCCAGTTGGAACATCAACTTCTTCGCCCCTGCTAATTGTGTAGCCTTTACCATTAACACCAACAAACACCGGATTTACTGCGTTTGGATCTGCTGACTCGTGAATGATGATCTTCACTCGTTTAACACCACTCATGTCTTTGCCCTCTAATGGCTTGTCTGAAACTATTTCAGACTTAATCAATGACTGGCTTATTCCTAATTCTTTTGCTTCGGCATTAACTGCGGAGGCTTCTATGTGTTCTTGAATTGTTTGTCTTAACTCTGCTTTCTTTACGCCCATAATTCGGATACTGTAAAGTTTTGCATATTCTTTTAAATCGTTATAGCTTGCATCTTTTGCATTAAAATCTTCCATGTTACTTACTCCTTGCGCCCAATTTTTCAGGGGGCATAATTAAAAAAAGGTGGGGAGAGCCAAGTGACCCTCCCCTGTTTTTTCCATCCTTGGAATACTTCAATCTATCCTTAGAATGAAGAACTATTTACTACGCTGTTAAATCATCAACCGCAACTTCAAGGCGCACTAACCATGACTCGTTGAGCCTCACGGATGCAGTATATGTTTTCCAGCCTATGAAACCAGTCTGACCAAGTGGATCGCTCTTGCTTGGTGTTCCCGGATTTAGAATTGTAGGTGTGATTGCACCTGCTCCTTTAAGGGCAACAGTTCCCAAAGCTTCTTTAGCCATAAAGATAACTGGGTAAACATCAGCCTGAGTACCACCAGTTGAGTAAACACCATTTGTAGAAGCTGTTCCGCCAGCGTTTGCAAAAGCAACGAACAGAGGAGACAAGATGTAACGAACACCTTCTACAGAACCACATTCTTCTGGACATAGTGGACTACGGCTACCATATTCAGCTACTGGTACAAAACCAGCTAACTTGCGAATATCTGCTTCAACATCAGTGTGAGCAAAAGCAATATAACCACCTTCAATTGCAGATGTTCCATAGTTTGGAGAAGCATTAAGCATTGATGTAATTGGACGACCACGTTGTGCTTTTAAGAAACGAACAACTTTACGTTGACGGTCTAAAGTCATAACGCTGTTTACTGTGTTTCTTACGTGAGCATCAGTATCGTAAAAGACGTTGGTTCCGCCCTTACAAATTCCATAGGTAAGCTGCTCGAGCGTTTCTGCCGCTTGCTCTCCTGACAACATCGCAGCATCTTTCAATACTGGATCTTCTGCCAAGTCAGCTACTTTATCTGTAATTTCAGTAACACCACCATATTGTGCCAAAGTTACTGACACATCTGCGTAGCCAATAGCATGTGCTGTAGGCGTAACACCTTCAGTTAATGGAGTAGTAGATACTGTGAATGGTACTGCGCGACGAAACTTAACATTATCCGCTGTGTTCTTTGGCATAGGTTTAGCCATTGAAAACTTTGAAAGGACAATGATGGGTTCTGCATGAGCTAACATTTCTTTAGCCGCCCATGCTGTTGTACGTTGTGATATCGAGCTATATGTTGCCTTAGCCATGATTTAATTCCTTATAAATTAAAAAAGTGAAAATAAATTGTTGATAACAAAACTCACCAATCATTTACAAGGAATATCAACGGTCAATTTAACTCGGCTATTGCGGAGTGGTTCGATGTCGAAATTATCGTTGCTACTGTGGTTGTGCTTCGGATCATTTTAAATTGTGTGATCGGCACAATGTTTATTCGATTTCTTCATGTTCTCTTCAGGTGTCAATATCTGAAGGTTTGATAATGTGTGTAAACCACATACTATCGGGCTGTTTAATGGCGCGATATGGTCTACATGGTTTCCTAAACTTTTTGCCTCCTTATATATTGCTACAATTTCGAGGTGTTCTTTTTCATACCATAAAGGTGTTGCTAATAACTTAGATGCTCTTCGTCGTGCCTGATATTCATTACGCTTATCACGATTAGCAGCTTTCCATTTCTTTTGTAACTTTTTTATTCTTGGAGCATTGTCACGGTAATATTCGTTAAACCGCAGTTGGCTTTTTTCTTTATTTTTACTGTGATAATTTCGGTGGTAGACAATTACACACTGTTTACATCTATATGCTCGTCCGTCTACCGAGCCTCTGCGTATGTGAAAATTATCAAGTTCTTTTGAAACCTTACATCCCGAACAACACTTAACCGCCATGCAGTTTTA